TGGTCCGCTGATCCCGCGCCACCCCGCAATCCCCGAACCGGAGGCATTCCCATGGCCACCATGGACATCTTCGAAGGCGACGCCTTCACCATCGTCGAGCTTACCCGGGCGCTCGAGAACATCCCCTACAAGCCGGCGCTGCTCTCGGGCTCGAACCTGTTCAGCCCGCGCGGCGTGCGGTCCCGCACCGTCGTGATCGAGAGCCGGGACGGCACGCTCTCGCTGATCCCGTTTTCCGAACGCGGCTCGGCATACGAGCAGCAGGTGCCCGACCGGCGCGAGATGCGCGCCTTTGTCTGCCGCCAGTTCAAGAAGCAGGACGTGATCTGGGCCTCGGAGGTCCAGTCGGTCCGGGACTTCGGTTCGGAATCCGCCACGCAGCAGGTGCAGACCGAGGTGGCGTACCGGCTGCGCAAGCTGCGCCAGGACGCCGAGGCCACCTTCGAGTACCACCTGCTGAACGGCATCCAGGGGATCGTGAAGGATCCGAAGGATCACGTCACCGTGGTGAACTACTTCACCGAGTTCAGCATCAGCCCCGCCGCCGAGATCGACTTCGACCTCGACAATGCGAGCCCCTCCTCGGGGGCGCTCCGCAAGCGCTGCCAGGCGCTGATCGAGGATGTCGAGGCGTCGATGGGCGGGCTTTCGGCCGGCGCGGTGCAGGTGCGCGCCGAATGCGGCTCGGCCTTCTTCGCCGATCTCGTGGCGCATAAGGAGGTGCGCGAGACCTATCTCAACACCGCCGCCGCGGCCGATCTGCGCGGCCGCGTCGCCGACGAGGTCAGCTTCGGCGGCATCACCTTCCGCCGCTACCGGGGCGGGGTCGGCTTCGGCGTGCCGACCGACAAGGCCTTCTTTTATCCGGAAGGCATCGAAGGGCTCTTCGAGATCTATTACGCTCCCGCCGATACGTTCGAGACGGTGAACACGCTGGGCCAGCCGCTCTATGCCCGGACGATCCCCGACCGGGATCGCGACGAGTGGGTGCGGCTCGAGATCGAGAGCAACCCGCTCCCGATCTGCACTCGCCCGCAGGTGCTGCGCTCGGCGCGGCGGACCTGATGAGCGCCTTCGCCGCCGCGCTCGACGCGTTGTTCGCGGACGCGCATCTGGCACGGGACGCCATCTACACCGCCGAGGGCGGAGCTCCGGTCCTCGTCCGCGTTGTGACGCGCCGTGCGGACGAGATCACCGGCTTCGGCGAGGCGCGGCTCTGGTCGGAGACCACCCGCATCGACCTGCGCGTGGTGGAGGTTCCGAACCCGCGCCCCGGTGACCGCATCGAAATCGACGGCGAGGCCTTCCTCATCCAGGGAGAGCCGGTTCGCGATCGCGAGCGGCTGGTCTGGACCGTGGACCTACGCCCGGCCTGACCGCGATGAAACTGAAGCTCGACATCACCCCCGATCTCGTCGCCGCCATGGCCGCCGAGATCACGGCAGGCGAACGCGCCGTCACCACAGCCATGCGCGAGGCCGGGACGGGGCTGAAGACCGCCTGGCGCACGCAGATCACCGGTGCCGGGCTCGGGCCCCGGTTGGCCAATTCGATCCGAAGCCAGAACTTCCCGAGGTCGGGCGAAAGTCTGGACGCCGCAGCGCTGGTCTGGTCCAAGGCTCCGGTGATCGTGGGCGCGCACGACACCGGCCCGCTGATCCGCTCGAAGGATGGGTTCTGGTTGGCGATCCCGCTGCCTGCTGCAGGGAAATCCCTGCGCGGCGGGCGGATCACGCCCGGCGAGTGGGAGCGGCGGCGCGGTTTGCGCCTGCGCTTCGTCTATCGGCGGACCGGTCCGAGCCTGCTGGTCGCGGAGGGACGGCTGAACACGAAGGGTCAGGCGGTGATCTCCCGCTCAAAGACCGGGCGCGGCAAGGTCACCGCGCCGATCTTCCTGCTGGTGCCGCAGGTGAAGCTGCCGAAGCGGCTGGACCTGGCACGGGATGCGGAGCGGGCGCATGGGACTGTGCCGGCGCTGATCGTTGCGAACTGGCTGGAGGGGAGAACTCAATGACCGTGACCGCAATGTGAGCCTTCCGAGACATCCGACCAAAACACTCAGATGACCGAGTCGAGCCCGAAGCGGCCGGATTGCAGTCGCGGCCTTCGCTCATGCGGCAAACCGATCACCCTGGCCAAAGCAAGAGTCACGCTGCAGCGCAGCCACGAAAGCGGCCATTCGTTGCGAACGCAGCAAGGATCAGGGAGCCGACGACCGGGTCGCGGACGCACGGCGTCACTGCCTAAATGTCTGATTTCTTGATATGCTGCATTACCATGATCCAGCGTGCCTGCGCGAGTTGACAAAGGTCAGTTTGCGCTGGTCTCCATGGTATAATCTCCAAGCAACGGGTATTTCCACGACGGATAAAGAACAGGCATCGACAGCAGCTATGCGTTTCAGCCTTCTCAGAACATTGGGATACTTCGCCGGCGGGCTCTGGACAGGCTGGGGCGGACGAAAGCGTATTGAAGCCAGGCAACTCCGCAACCTGCGGCGTCTCGTGGAGAAGGCGCGGCGCGACTCCCCGTTGTTTCAACGGCTTTACGCGGATCTGCCACCATCAAGCGAGGTCGAACTGCGCGACTTGCCGGTGACCCGCAAACCCGATCTCATGCGGGACTTCGACGACTGGCTGACAATCCGTTCTCTTCCCCTCGAGAGGGCCCGCGAACATCTCCGGGATATCGGGAAGGTTGGCGTGCCGATCGACGATGTTGCCGTTTTTCAGACCTCCGGGACATCAGGTGAACCCGCGGTCGTAGTCTTGCCCTCATCGTTCGTCGAATATGCCTATGGAATCACGATGTCGCGCTTCGAACGGCACCATTGGAAGCTCGTCCGGGAAACCCGCAAGGCCGGCGCGAGGGTGACGATCACCGGAGGCAACGGTCATTTTGCCGGCGTCGCGTTCAATAGATTGGTGAAACATCTGAATCCGCGGCTGGCGAGGAGGTTGGGCTTGACCTTCATCGAGGCCGAACAGCCGATCGGTCGGCTCGTTGACAGGCTCAATTCGATCCCGAATGTCGCCTGGATCCTGACCTACCCCAGCATGCTGACCATCCTCGTCAGGGAAAAGGAGGCCGGGCGACTGCAGATCGAGCCGCTGCACTTCAGTACAGGGGGCGAGACGCTCACGGACGATCTTCGCGAGCGGGTTCGACGGGCCTTCCCCTCGCTGAAATACGGCATTCTCGACCCCTATGCATGCACCGAGTGCCTGGTGCTGTCGTTCGAGTGCAGCCACGGGCGGAAGCATGTGAACGAAGACTGGGTCGTCCTAGAAGCGGTCGATGAAGCGATGCGGCCCGTTCCCGATGGCATGTTGTCGGCGACCGTGCTGCTGACGGTGCTCGCCAACGAGGTTCAGCCCTTCATCCGCTATGATCTGGGCGACTGTATTCGGTTCGACGAGGACTCCTGCCCCTGCGGGTCGCCGTTTCGCAGTTTCCAGGTGGAGGGACGCCAAGCGACGCTCGTTCGTGTAGGTGAGGTGACGCTGTCGCCGCTGGTTTTCGATCTTGAGCACGACCAGGCCCAGCGTATCCAACTGGTCCAGACTGGCGAATTCGATTTCGAACTGCGCATACAACTGACCGAGGGCGCGGCGGCGGGACCTGTTTTTCAGGAAGTCATCGAGTCGGTGAAGCGGGTGTTTCGCGATAACGGCCTGGATGATGTCACAGTGCGAGCAGGCGAAGCACTTCCCGGCTTCACGGCGAGTGGAAAATTCCACGAAGTTGTCCCTTTCCGAGGCACCGACGAACGAAACATGAAATAGTGGGGTGTTCGCCAACTGGCGTCCGAGTGAGTAGATGAGTGCGTCACAATTCCGCGCACCTGGGCAGGGCCACCAGAAGGATGAGACGAAAAAACAGGCGACTGTTACGACAGTTTACTCCACATCCTAGCTGGCAGGGAGTGCCATCAGGCGTGTCGAAAATATGAGGAAAGACCATGCCAAAATACACCTATATCACCTCCGAAGAAGTAACGCGGGTATGCGCCGATATTGGCATCAGCGATTGGTCAAATCGTACCGATGCAACGGTTAATAACAGCGAGTCGGAAATCATTCGCAAGATAGTTGGCGGCGAGGCACTTGAAATCTCTCTGTCTGATTTCAGACTGGGTCTCGAGGTGGAGCTGGAACATGGGACCATGTTCTCTGACGCAAATGTCAGTAACAATCATCCCATTCTAACGGGTCGTATCGTCCTGGCGCATCTGAAGGAGGGTCTTGATTATTATTTGCGACTGAAATGCATGGAACTGGAAATGGAACTGACTCGCGCACTGGAAAATCGGAATGCAGAACGAGCGGCAGAAAAACGCCGGGCTCTTGCCGAAGCGCGGGTCGAACTGGAATCGAGAATAGTCGCTTTGTCGCGATAGGCCATGGTGCCCACTCCATCTTTGAAAAAAGCTCAAGAGGTGCGTCGACCCGTTGAAACCGAAGGGAATTGCGGCCATTCGCCCATCGCGCAGCATTGGGCATGTTGGGCTCACAGCACGCATTCGCTGCTCGCCGAATGAACGCCCGTTAAGGCCTAACGCTGCGCAGCATGTGCGGGCAATCACGGCGCATCTTGACCGCCGGACGACACCTTCCAACCATCAGGTTCACATGCCCACTACCCGCGAAACCATTCTCACTGCGCTGCATCAGCGGCTCTCGGCGCTGGCCGCCACCGCCCTGCGCGGCGCGGTCCTGCCCGAGCGCGTGCCGGCAGGCGGCCTGCTGATCCTGCGCGACGGCGAGCCAGGGGAGCCGGAGGTCACGCTGTCGCCGCTACGCTACCACTACCGGCACCGCGCCGAGATCGAGGCAATTGTGCAGGGTTCCGACCGTGACGCCTCCTTCGACGCGCTGACCGCCAGCGTCGGCGCGGCTCTCGCCGCCGACCGCACGCTGGGCGGCCTCAGCGACTGGGTCGAGGCGGAAGCGCCGCGTCCGGTCGATCTGCCCATCGAGGGTGCCGCCAGCCTGAAGGCGGCCGTCATTCCGGTTGTGCTGCATTATTGCACGGCCGATCCGCTCGGCTGAGCCCACCCACAATAGGAGACGACGATGGCACGAGCCCAAGGGGCGCGGGCGCAGATGGCGCTCTCGTTCGAGACGACCTATGGAACGCCGCCCGTGGGCGGCTTCACCCGCATGCCGTTCGCCAGTACCTCGCTTGGCGCGGAACAGCCGCTGCTGAACTCGGAGCTTCTCGGTTACGGCCGCGACCCGCTTGCGCCGATCAAGGACGCGGTGACGGCGGATGGCGATGTTGTGGTGCCGCTCGACGCCGAGGCCTTCGGGTTCTGGCTGAAGGCCGCGTTCGGTGCGCCGACGACGACCGGTGCGGAAGCCCCGTACAGCCATGAGTTCCAGTCGGGGTCCTGGACGCTCCCCAGCATGTCGATCGAGACCGGCATGCCGGAGGTGCCGCGCTACGCGATGTACTCGGGCTGCGTGCTCGACCAGATCACCTGGCAGATGCAGCGGTCCGGTCTGCTGACCGCGACGGCGCGACTGGTGGCGCAGGGCGAGACGGTGGGGACGACGACCAGCGCCGGGACGCCCGCCGCGCTGGAGCTGAAGCGCTTCGGGCATTTCAACGGGGCGATCACCCGGAATGGGACCGCCTTCGGCAATGTGGTCTCGGCCGAGATCACCTATGCCAACAACCTCGACCGGATCGAGACCATCCGCTCGGATGGGCGGATCGACGGCGCGGACCCGTCCATCGCCGCGCTGACCGGCCGGATCGAGGTGCGCTTTGCCGACCAGACGCTGGTGACGCAGGCGATCAATGGCGAGGCCTGCGAGATGGAGTTCGCCTACGTCCTGCCCTCCGGCGAGAGCTTCACCTTCACCGTGCACGCCGTCCATCTGCCGCGCCCGCGCATCGAGATTTCAGGGCCGCAGGGCGTGCAGGCGACCTTCGACTGGCAGGCCGCCCGCGACAGCGTGATTGGCCGGATGTGCACCGCCACCCTCGTGAATGGCGTGGAGACGTACTAGGCCGTGCGCGCAAAGCCGGCGGCCTCCGGTCTCGGTCCGCGGCCGTCTCAGCTCTCATCGTCGTGTGACCGAGCGCGCAGGGAGAACAGACTGCTGATATCCGCGCGAAAGCGCCGCAGAAAGAGCGTCACGAGCAGCGACTCAACGTTCGCCATCACGCCCAGAGCCACCGCGACGAGGAAGAACGGACGTGAGAACCCTTTCGCGTACAGCCAGACGAAGAAGACACCTGCGCTGAGCGCGGCCGCCTTCGACAGATACAGATGGTAGGCCGGCAGAGTGCCGAACTTGACCAGCGAGGTGATCGCGGCCGCGGCATAGCTCGCGAGGAACAGACAGAGCCAGGCAAGCTCGGGCTCCAGGTTGTGTCCCTCGAGAACGTAGAGCCCGAGAAGACCGGCGAGCAGCGTGCATGCGTCGGCGATCGTGTCGAGCCTTGCGCCGATCCTCGATCCCTGACCGAAGAATCGGGCGATCGGGCCATCCACGAGATCGCTGACCAGGCTGATG